GTTCAAACGACAAATCAAGAGAGAAAAGCTTATAACATATGGAAACATATGGATGTCCATATGGAACTCATAATCAAAGTTGTTAAAAAATTTGGAAAAGGAAGCGCACATATAGTTCTCCCAAAGAAGCTTATAGGCAAAGAGGTTGTTATAAGCGATACTTCAGATCTTGGAACGAAACCGATGACGTGGAAGACGATTGAAAAGTTAATTGATGATAAAATAGAAGATGCTAAACATCCTTATTGACATCTCTCGATGTCGAACGCCGGATAGTTATAGATCGATAGTTATAAAAAAATCGTTCTGGTGAAACTTTTTGTTAAACAAATTCATGGCTTCTTTCCCGATTTTTGGTAAAGCTTTTTCTTAAAAAGGTTTATTGGTAGCCATAAAAGTAGGCTGATACTAAGCCATCATCTGCTGGAACGATAGCTGAAACGCAGAATTTAAGATACTTGGGAAAATTACTTACGGTGAAGAGACGAACCGTTGCTGCACAAGAGTTAGTTGCACAAAGAATGCAATCCATCTGTGTTGAAACTGCTTGTTGACAATTTGCACCGACAAGCAAAGGACTATATGTTTTTCCATCATTTGATCCATTGAAAGTTACGGTCCAGCTTGTAGGAGTGCCTCCTACGACGAGTTGGACAGATCCTTTAGATAATCCATCTAAAGAGACTGAATTCATCGTGCCTGTGGTTGTGCATATATTTTCAAAAAGCGTGCAGAAGATACTTCTTTTTTCGCTAGCCATGCAGTTCTCCTCTAAAAAGAACAGATACAGACCCAGCAGACATGCTTGAAGTCCGCGCTCGAATCAGCTTAGGAAACGAAACAAGGTAGACAAGTGTTGCTGCGGTGACTGAAATAACATGATTTGCGAGGCCAACGCCTGAAATAGCATTATTAGCAACAATAAGATTCGTGAAATTGGTTCCATCATTAGAGCCTTCAAAATTGACTGTTCCTGTGAATGTACCAATAACATGCATTGTTCCCTGAGTGTAGCCGCTGAGATTCACAACCGTGCCATTGGCATTGCCTGCCTGTGCATCCTGCATGGTTATTTCAACAAATCTTCGATTGACCATAGCACAAAGAATGAAATAAAGTTTAAATAGATGGCGGTATACATCAGCCCATGTAATTGGATTTTGATACGGTGATTGCTGATTTCTTTTCTCTGTCTTCGCCGAATTGCTTGAGGCGTTTTTTCATGGTTGCGACAAAATGGTCTGCATTTTTGAGATCACTGATGTTTGTCAAGGCATAGTACATGCCAGCAAAAAATGATGCGCCAACCAGCCCTTGGTATACTGATTTCTTTTTCAAGCTATACATCGTGAGAAATGCTTCCTGCAAGCCTACGTTATATGCGGTTTGCGGCTCCGTCCATGTATAGTTTTCAAACATCGCCTTGTTGTACTTGTGAATCCAGAAAATAAGCTCTTGCTCATTCATGACGCCAATGTCCACGTCTTTCATGTTCGCCTCCAAGGAAGCGGCGGAATCGTTCGCGTATTTTTAATGCCTATTTTTCTAATGGTGATTTCAACCTTGTCACGCCGTTCTAATTTCAGGTCTTGCACAATTGACTTGGGAATATGCAATAATAATTGTTGTTCATATCCTTTCATGCAGGTGCCAATGAATTTGTCTTCCATTATTTTTTCACCAGTTTAATGATATTGAGGCTGACTTGATATTTCTCGCCATCTATTTCAATTTTTCCATAACAACCAAATCCTGTATTGCCGGTAGAAAACGTCCGAGCGTTGGCAACTCGTTGTTGCCCATCGATACTGATACTAAGAGATTCTTTCATGGTATCCTCCTTTAAAAAGACGTGGATGAATCCACGCCCGCGCGCATGTATCTTCTTCAATCAGAAGACAATTTATGTTAGATAAGTGTTACGCCTATATAAAGGTTATGAAAGAAGTATTTATATAGAAGGGGCGTTACATCAGTGTATGAACATGCCGCTCTCTTCTCCTGTGCGTACTACTCCTCGGAAAAGCATGAATAATATCAAGCATGGCCGAAGCAGTATCTTAGTGCAGCAATTCCTTGCCAAGCATGGGCTTTCAAAGATAGAGCTGCCAAGCACAGGAAGATTCGCTCAAGACATGATGCTCAATGCGGCAGCGTATGAAGCCAAGCTCGAAGCCATGCAGGCAGCGATTGAATTATTCAAGTCTCATGACCAGCGCGGTCTTACATTATTTGAAGAGCTTATGGACATCCAAATGAAGCTCGCCCGATACGAGCACGAAAAAACACCTCAGCAGCTCCTTAAAGATCCTCACTATTTCCGATGGAAGCAATTGACGTTTGAAATCATCAAGCATTACGAGAGAATGCAGTTTGACCTGGAAAAAATAAAAGTTGAGCACAAGCTGCGAAAGCAAGGAGATGACACGTTGTTCGTGATTGAGGATGTACACCCAGATAACCCAGCAGGAAATACAGGAACTTGAAGATATCTTTGTCCACACGAAAACTATTTCGCTGGCCAAAACCAAAGAGTCCACTGCATACTTTGCGTATCATTCTCTGGGCCTCATTCCAAGACGATGGCAGTCAGTTTTTTGGAGGCAACTCGATGATGGATTCAAAAGAATATTATGCGTCACTCCACGCCAGATCGGAAAGTCCACTGCGATTGCAACATTCGCCCTAAAAGCAGCTGCATATAATATCCGTCCAAAAGGAGTGAACAAAAAAACACATATAGGCATTATTTCAGCAACTGAGGAGCAATCCAAAAGAATCATGCTCGAAATTCGAAGATTGATTCTCATGGGCGACCAGCATGTGGCTCAAACGACAAGCAACAAGATTGTTCGGTTTTACACCAGCATGATTGATGATTCCCGAAGCGCAGAAAATAACAAGACGACCATCACGTTCAGGAATGGAAATACAATTGTCTGTCTTCCTCCAACGCAGCGAGTCAGGGGATATTATTTCAGCTATGTGTTCCTTGACGAGGCAGCATTCATTGAAGATGGCGACATCTTTTTTCAATACATTGAGCCGACCACTTCAAACACTGATGGCGTGATTGTCATGACCACAACTCCGAATGGCATGCAAGGATGGTTCTATGAATTGTTTGATCCTGAAAACAAGCGGGAGAATCAATATCACAAGTTGTGGTTTCATTATGCAATAATGGAAGAAGAACATCCTGATTGGATCAAGGATGTTGAAGCCAAAAAAAGATTTTATACAGAAACTGGAAGAGAACGGCAGTTTGAGCAGGAGTACGAGGCAAAATTCACGAGTCAAACCAGCGCATTCTTTGATGCACTGGACATCGATCAGGCCATCAATGCAGAACTTGGAAAATTGGAAGGCTATGATTTAGAATGCCATTTAGGAATTGATTTTGGCATGGTGCATTCAAAAACAGTTCTCACGATCTGCTCGTTCAATGGAGAAAAGATTTCTCTCATCTATGACTACATATACATGAATGATGATTCAACATTGGTGCAGGATGCCAAGGCATTGCAGGAACGATTCAATATTCAAAAAATAATCGTTGATGACTGCCCTGAGGGGCATTATGCCATTCAACAGCTTGAAAATCTTGGCGTGCAGATTACCCGCATGAACTTCAGGGGAGAAAAGGTTAAAAAATACTTTGCGCTGAGGAAAGCATTTAAAAAGAAGAAAATTGTGTTATACAAAAATCCAGAACTGATTGCGCAGCTGAAGGCACTTCAGCAGATTGAGACGCCCATGACAACAAAGATCCAAAAGCCGTATGGCGGGCGAGATGATTACCCTGATTCCTTGGTGCTTTCAACATATCATTTTACTGAAGAAGACGAGCCATTTACTGTTGATATTGCTTATGAAATAAAAGCAGTGAATCCGATGGAAGATAATCCAAGAAAGAGAGACCAGACTGTTGAATTGTATCAGTCTGATGAATATAAATTATGGAACGAGGTGCTGAAATGAAAAGAGTTATAGTCTGCGTGATTAACAACTGGCCATACTTGCACACGCAATTTGTATCGAGCGTGGTGAACATGATGGTCTATTCAAAAGAAGTCATGGCACGAACAAATATTGATGTCATGTTTGATTTTGTGTGGGGCGCTTATATTGACTCGATGCGAACCCAATGTGCTGCAAAATGCATCGCAGGAAAATTTGATTACTTGATTATGCTGGATGCGGACATGGTGTACCCAAAAGATACCGTTCAGCGGCTTGTACAGCATGACAAGCCTGTTGTCGGAGGGTTATACTATTGGAAAATCCTCAAGCCATTTACTGATGCTACTGGATTTGGCTATGCACCGCATGCCTACAAAAAAAGAAAGTATGAGCCGCTCTCCGGAAAGAAAGAGCATCGCTATGATGCTATCAATGTCAATATTATTGATGATGATTTCATTGAAGTTGATGGTCTCGGCGGCGGAGGCATGTGCATCAAGCGAGAAGTCCTTGAGCAAGTTGGCAATCCACAGTTTGAATGCATGTGGTATTCTGAAGACATGACTTCAGAAGACCTGGAATTCTGCCGGAGATCAAAGAAAGCAGGGTTCAAGGTCTACTTAGACCTTACCTTGAAGTTTGGTCATATTATGCAGTCTTTGATCTACAAGGGTAGCCTCTACGACCAGCATATGTTCCAAAAAGAGTTCCATAAAGATCATGCCAACTGGGAAGAATATGAAAAAGTCAATATTCCTCTTCGGCACGAAGGAAATAAACTGCCATTGAAAGAAATTTTAAAAGAGCATATCAAAAATAAAGAGGGCATTTTATCCTATAAGGATGGAGTTGTCACCGTTGAACAGAAAAAGGAGGATCAATAATGCCACGATTACGAACCGTGAAGCTTCACTACCCCGTGTATGAAGCATTAATGAAAGTCGATGATGAAGTCAATAGATCTATCAGGAAGTTATTTCTTACACTAAGAAATGATGCAGAAAAGGCAGGAGTAGAACAGTCTATCCAGTACAATGAAGAGCTTATTCAAGAGAATGAGAAGAAAATAGCTGAGCTTCCTAACAAGAAAAAGAGATTTGAAGAAGGCTTTTATAACAAGCATGCGCATCAGCAGAAGGTGCTTGAAAACAAGAAAGAATTTATTACAAAGCAGCTTGATGCCATCAAAAGAGGCATGACGATTGAACAATGGAAACAGTCTGATGAGTGGAGATTGCTTGCAAAGGAAGAGCTTAATCTCAACTTGAAATCCGTTGACTTTGAAATAGAAACGTTGAATCTTAACAAAGAATTTATCATGAAGGAAGAAAAAACTGGCGAGAATTATGATGTTGTGCGAGTAAGGCTTGAGCAGCAGAATGAACGCCTCAAAAGCGAAATAGACCGATTCAAGGGCATTATTGAAAACTGCAAAAAGCTTGAGCTTATCGAGGAGGATGAATGAAGATACAATTTAATATCCGCTTTAATGAGCGAACAAAGAAGATTATTGATGACCTTTCATGCATGGAAATGCGCAGCAGAAATGAAATAATAGAAGATGCTGTGTATTTCTATGATTATGCCATACGCAAGCATTGCGTATACCAACCTGTATATAAGGAGTCGAGCCTCACTGCATAGCTATGGCGAAGTTCACTGAGGGATCTTCTACAGAATTGGTGCCGTCAGAAGTACAAAAGATCAAGAGTGGCATGGACGTTCTCGCAGAATTATTTGAAATTCGATCTTCTAAAGGCTATGTTTCGCAGAGCCAAGGTAGCAATTATATCGCCGGTATCAAGCCAACAAAACCCCCTATTGACCTGAGTATTTTTACTGACATGCTCGTGAATGATCCTATTATTTCGTCCTGTGTTGATGCAACTGTTGATGTTTCAACAATGGCTGGCTATGATTTTTATTCCAAGAAAGATAACAAGTCAGGCATAAAGTCAAGCCAGGAACTGTGGGAGAAATTCAAATTCGAGTTTAACTTCGACGAAATAAGCGATAATTTGGTTCGCAATATTTCTACCTATGGAATGGCTTATCTTGAAATGCGAAAAACTGAGGGCGGAGATATTCGTGAATTATTTGTCCTGGAAACTCCTGAAACGTGGATTCAATATGATGATCATGGAGAAATAAAGGGATTTGTGCAAAATCAAGGCGGGAAGCGCATTGCAGAGTTTGCTGCTGATGAAGTTATTTATTTTTCCTTGAAGCCTTTTGGCAGCAGAGTGTATAGCCTTTCGCCATTTGAGCCTATTGCACGAGAATATGCAACGTACACCTATGCCAACGTCTATTTGCAGAATTTATTCAAGCACATGCCGCCAAGGTTGTGGTATACACTCAAGAATGCATCAAGTACTCAGAGAAAGGTTTTTGCGCAGAATCTTCAGATTGTCAAGCAAACACCAGGTGCTTCACTCATATCCTCAGCCGAAGGAGATTCAAAGCAAGGAATCATGGACCTTGATGCTGGATTAACCAATGTGATGAAATATTTGAGGCAGCAGATTTATGGCGTTACACGAGTTCCACCGATGTGGCTTGGCATTTTGGAGGATGCAGGAAATAGAGGAAATGCAGAAGCACAAATATTTTCATTTGAAACACGCATTCGAAAAATTCAATCAAAGATTGAAAATGGCGTTAATCTTAAGCTGCTTCCACAGCTAGGATTCAAGAATCTTGTCTTCAGATTTAATTCATTCAGCCTCAAGGACGAGCGAACGATTTTAGATAATGCACAGAAGCTTATCTCGATGGGCGTCAAGAAAGAAAAAGTATCTGAATTTCTTTCGATGCGAGGAATCTACGTTGAGCCAAAAGATATTCAAGAGCCAACGCAGCAGTTCAATAGAGACTTGATATCCATGAAGCGTCCCAGACAAGATCGCATGGCACAAGACATGACGAGTAATATTGACAAAAAGGGCGTGAGCGAACTCAGCAGCCAGAAGCATCCTGATCTCCAGCAGAGATCCATCAAGCAAGAAGATGAACTCTATTATGATCAATACGAACAGGAGGTTCTCAAAAAAGGAAAATGGTAAGCTATCTACAAGAAGCCCAAGAAGATCATGATGACACCGACTTTGAAGACAATTCCGATGACGACGAGGATGAGGAATAATGCCACTGAAAAAAGGACCCAGCAAAAGAATTATTAGCGCAAACATCAAAGAGCTGGTGAAATCAGGAAAACCACAAAAGCAAGCAGTAGCTATCGCGTTCAGCGAAGCTCGAAAATCAAAGAGAAAGAAAAAATGATGTTTACAGTATCGATTGGAAGGCTCTTTCGTATTATCGAAGCGCAAGCGAAGGCAATGATTGAACAATACACAGAGCCACTCTTATATTTTGAAGACGCAGACGGTCTCCATCTCTATAAGCCATCACAGTATGTTGTATACCATTCACTATTTAAGCAATCTGATCTCTTCATAGACCAATTGGGTAGTTCAGTCGATTATAGCAGCTTCAAGTTGCTCTACCTCAAAGAAGCGATTGAATTGCTTGAGAAACCAAAAGGAAACGAAATAACAATCACCATCAACGATGAAACTCATCCTCGACAGAATAGAACTCAGGTCACTCCAGACACAAGCGAAGCATCCGAAATACCTTATTAAAGGCTATGCGGTAGCTCCGAATGTCGAACATATTTACAAGACAATTCGCAACAAAGGAAATGTCCAGAGCTTTCGAAGCCTGTTTACTGATTCTGCCGTGCAAAACATGTATGAGCAAATGAAGCATAAGCCAATTTTCATTGACGCGCTGCATGACATTGCAGCAAATATGAACTCTAAAAAGATCATCAAAGATCTTAAGCAAAAATCTGAAGGAAAATTTGATGAAGAGCTTGCACTACTTGATTCAAACCTTCGCCTTAAAGAGCTTCCTTTGTTCAAATTAAGAAACTTTGAAGTTCTCGATAAAGGGTTATATGTCGAGCTTGAATCAAATCCTTATTTTCCAGAAATTGATGGAGATCATGAAAAATACTATAACTCAATCATGGGCAGCTTGCTACATGGTTACCTTAACGGCATGAGCATCAATTTTACAACAAAGTCAGCCATTCAAGAAAATGGCATTGATAAAATAAACGACATGGATATTTATGGCATCAGCTTAGTGGCTGATCCTGCATTGGGTCCGAACTCGTCAATCACCGAAGTGGTGATGAGGAGCATCCAAGATATTATAGAAACTCGTGAGGAGAGAAAAATGGAAAAGCCTGAACAGAAAGGAGAGCAAAAGATAGAAGTAAGAATACCAGATGATGAGATTAACAAAATCGTCCAGCAAAGGATTGAAGAAGAACTCAAAAAGAGAGATATTGAGCGACAAAAAACAGAGCAGGAAGCTCAAATGCAGAGAATGCAGAAAGAACTCGAAGATCTCAGAAAACAGAAAGAAGATTTGGAGAAACAGAAAGTGCTTCCTAAAGGCTTTGTCGTTCAAGAAGAAGATAGCAAGACAAAAGCCATGTCTGAGGAGGAACTCATCAAAAAGATTCGTTCACTCACTCCAGGAGAAGCATTAAGCTTGCAATTTGATCCTAATATTCGAAAAATCCTGCCAAAACTTATAAAAGTACAGGACTATCCAGCAGGAAGAACTGCTTATCCAAGAACAGAAACGCGATTAGAGCCACTTCCAGCAGAGCTGGAAAATTACTATAATGCGTTAACACGAAGAGATCCAGATGATATAAACTTAACCAGGAGGAGATAATATGAGCTATCAAACATTGATGGAAGTACGCGCTTCTTTGACGACTGGTCTTAATACTACAACAGCATTAGGATCAGGGGCGGGTGGCGCAGAAATCCAAAAAAGAATAGAAGAACTACCAGTTGAAGCATATAATAAAATGACTGATCTTCGCCCATTATTGCGAAGTGTTAATATTAATCAACTTGCATATATTTGGAACCTCGTTACTGAAGGAACAGGCAATAGTTGGGGCAATACCTCGTTTGCATTCTTTACAGAAGGTTCGACAAATACTGCACAAGCAAGTGCAAAGCAACAGCTTTTTGCTCCAGCAGTAGGATACCGAGCAGATTATAGTGTCTCAGGACTGATGGTTGCAGCAGGCATGGGCGATCAGCTCATGGAAGAGGCTCGTTTTGCAGCAGATGCTATGGCCACAGGCGAAGAACGACAGATTATCGTTGGCAGAAATACGACAGCATCGAGCACATCAGGAAACGTTGTTGGTGGATTTAATGGACTCTATGGAGACAAAAATTCCACAGCACGAGGTGGCTTGATGCTGAATGGCGTCGGTACAGCCACGCTAAATGGCATGTTGGATACATCAACAATCTATGGAACTGTTCGTTCGACTACAACCACATATCTTAATGCACAAGCAGTTGATGCAACGGGTGTAGCTGGAGGCGGATCAACAGTTGCGTTAACGCTCGATCATTTAGATTCGTCAATAACGAAATCAAATAAGCGTGGCGCAAAGAACAATCGAAGAATCTTCTTGATGTCAGAAGAACGTGTCGATAAAGTCGCAGCACTCCTTCAAGCACAACAGCGATTCCTTTCAACAGGAAATACGATTGAGTTCGATGGTGGCTTTAGAGTATTATCCTACAGAAGAATACCTCTTATTGGTTCACGATTTATGGATGATGTAGCAATTGTTAAAGTTGTTTCTTCAAGCGTAACGACCACGCCAGGCAATGCAGACAATTGTGTCTTTTTGCTTGACTTAGACAATATATTTATGGTCTATGTTGGCGGAGTTAATGCAGTGCACGTTCCAGTCATCGGAGACGATGGAACACGAACAGTGTATGGCGCAGATTCCAGTGGAGGTTATTACAAGTCCTATGGTGTCTTAGTCATGAAGCGATTTGATTCGCAAGTAACCATCTTTAACTTAGAAAATGTCTAAGTAAAGAGATAGTAAGCTTTGAAGGCTGCAATGCCTTCCCTCAATCGAGGAAAATCTTAGAGCATGGAGGATTATTATGGCATTTAGTACAAGTTGTATTACCCGAACAACGTTCGGAAATAAGAAAGTAGAAACAGGATGTTGGACAGCAGCAGCAGTCACAACAGGCACAATCACTTTAGGCATTATGGCCGATCCAGGAGCAGTCAGTATCTATTCGGAAATTGTGGGAACTTCAACAATACTCGTTGTTCCATCAGCGAATGGACGATGTATCGACCTTACAGCTTTAGAAACTGGACATTGTGGCGGCTATATCGCTTGGGGCAAGAGATGCTCATAAGTGAGTTGAACTTATGGCATATACGACTGTCGGTTGCATAGGAGTAGAACTACAGCAAACATTTGATGCAAGTAGTACACCTACGTGCACGACTGTTGCGAATTGGATTACTGAAGCAGAAGCTGAAATAGAAGAGCTGAGCGGAACAAAGTTCGGAACAGGAAGCGATGGTTGCACGGTTACTGCTGCAATTATCCCTTTTACATCTGATACCGCATTTTCTGATAATAATAATCGCTATTGGGGGCTTGTCGCTGGGCAAAATCTTACAGGGAGCATTCCCAATGCTGTTTTTCTTCAAGACGTTAGTGGCGGCCCGCAGAGACGACCAATCGTCTCAATAACATCACTTGGAGTAAATGGCTCTAGCTCATTTGGAAACGCAGCAGATTCTTTTACAGCCTTAACAGAAAATACCGGTAGTGGCGGAAGCTATTTTCTGGACAAAGAAACAGGCAAGATTGTGTTTACTTCGTGTGGTCCTATATATGGGCATCCAAGAGCTATTTGTACGACCTACAAATATGGATATTCTGCAATACCAGCAACAGTTCAGCAATTGTCTACAAAGATGGTCGCCAGAAGGATTCTGGCAACGAAAGCAAATCTCTCTCAGTTTTCATCAATTGATTCATTCAGCTTGGATGGATTATCGATTTCAAAGAATATCACACAAAGTGTCAACTATATGCAAAGCTTGGACCTTGATATCAAACGACTTCAAAATGAAGTAGTGGGTGCATTCAAAGTGGATGTAGTACGATGACATGGCCCTTAACTCAAATGTCTACGACAATGAAAAGAAAAAGTTTAGTGCACGTGGCGATTGCACAACAGTCGATGTTTCTTTAATTGACGCAAGTGGCGTTCAAATAACTTCTTTTGGCGGTGGATGCCAGTATGCAGAAGATACAGCTCTCGGAGCAACACCAACAGGAACACTTTCGATGGCTCGAAGGTGTGACACATTAGACACGCTCACGCCTGTGTTAGATGATGCTGTTTCATTGAGAACAACAAGCAGAGGAGCCTTGTGGATATCACATGATGGTTCGATTGGTGTCTGCCAAGGAACAGCAAGCAATTTATGCGCAAATGTTAATGTTTGCAACACGCCAAATGTAGGAACAGTAACGACAGTTACTAATCTCGTATGCCAGGGTGGAGTTGCTATCTCACTTAATACAGGTGTACGTGACACTGGCACTCAGAGAGTAACCATAGCAACCAATGACTTAGTTCCTGTTTGTGGAACAATTACCGCAGTTACATCAATTACAAATCCAGTATGTGTATGCAATACAACAGCGTCAAATCTTTGTGTTGATACTGAACTTATTGCAGTTGCAGCTTTAGCTGACACAGTAACAAACCCAACCGTTACATCTGTTGGAACCTATAATTCTCTTTTTAATGGAACTACATGGGATCGCATGCGTGGAGATACAACGAATGGTTTAGATGTTGATGTCACTCGATTACCGACACTTGTAGCTGGAACAGCAAATATTGGCAATGTTGGCCAATGTGGAACATGGAATATTGGAACAGTTACTGCGGTTACAACAATAACAAACTCCGTAGCAGTTTGTCAGGCAACTGCGGCAAACCTCTGTGCAAATGTAAGTATATGTAATTCAGCTCTGCCAAGTGGCGCAGCAACTTCTGCATGCCAAGGAGAACAAACAACATCACTTCAGTTAATCGATGATGTTATCTTTACTGATGATGCAGCATTTACACCAGCTACAAGCAAAGTTGCCATGATTGGCGCAGAGCTTGATGATACGTCTCCCGATGTCGTTGATGAAGGTGATGCTGGTGCTCTTCGAATGACTTCATTTCGGGCCTTGCATACAAATCTAAGAAATGTTTCTGGAACAGAGATAGGCACAGCAGTAACTCCTCTCCATGTCGGCTACGTTGGCATACCTTGGTACCAATTTTCGTTCGCTGGTTTAGGCATTGGAGCAGTTGCTATAACAGATGTATCAACAACGGTTACGCCACGTGTCGTAAGCACAGCAAATCTTCTCACCGCACCAAATGGAGTTGTAACGATCTCCCGTGAAGTATGGGAAGACACAAGCGGGAACACCTATCAAAGAATAAACCGCTATTTGCAGAATGAAACGTTCACAACAGCTACAACAGGCACAAGCGTTAATACGACAGGAGAAGCGACCGATACGCATACGCTTGTCGTTTTCCAGACGGGAGTAGTAACAGCATGGACGGTCTTGCTTCAAGGATCGCTCGATTCGGGCACTAACTGGTTTACAATTGCCACGCATACCAATGCAACAGGTTCAGGCGTAGCAGTTTTTACGAACACAGCACCCGCAACAATGCTAAGAACGAACGTGACACTCCTTACATTGGGAGCAGGAACAAATATTAAGGTGCAATGGGTAGCAATACGAACATAGGAGGAAACAATGAGCTTAACAGATGCACAAATTGATGCGATTGTGGCGAGTGAAGTAACAACATTTTTGGCCACAATGCGCACGCAAGGCGGGACATTAGGAGATGTCAAAATAGGAGCACAACGATTTATGACCAAAGTGCAGCAAATACTTGATGGACGGTCTGCTTAATCTATGAAACTCGATGACCTGTCTTTGGCAATAGGATCAATGAACAGCAAGCTTGATGTAGTCATTGCTACTCAAAATAAGACTATTTATTCTCTTATAGGACTGATAGCAGCGGTAATTGGTGTTCGCTTGGTTGGAAGCCCGCCTATGGTGGTTATTCTTGCTTTTGTAAACTTCTTCGTTTTCACGTTTATGGGCCTCGCTGCATTCTACAAAAGAAAGGCATTCAAAGAGCGTTATTTCCTTGTAGTATTTGCTTTGCTGGGAATGACTGCAAGTATTGTTAGCGCAGTATTCTATCATGGGGCTGCAACAGAAATCACGAGAGGCTTATTTATTCTAGGAAATATCTCTCTTTTAATCTACATTTGGAGGCATTTATGACACTTGGCGCAGATCTTAAAACTTACTTTGAAAGTCTGATCGATGACGCAAATCTGAGAACGCAGATAACATTCACAGCAGTGACAGAAACAGCTTCTAATTTTGGCTATGACACGCCATCAGAAAGCACATCGACATCAACTATTAATTCGATTCCTAGCAATTATGTCAAGTTACGAACAGGCTTAGAGAAATTCGGAGACTTAGCAGAAGGAGAAGTCAGACTTCTCATCAAGTCAGGGACATCCATTGATGTCAATGATCGAGTTACCTTTGATAGCCAAGAATATTGGATTCGTGAAGTACGCCCTGTGATGTTCAATGGATCAAAGCTAGCCCAAGCAATTATCCTTCGCAAGAAAGAGTAGTATACTATTCACTATTTAAATTCTCGAAAGTGTCTTCTTGAATCACAGTCTGCGGGCTGTTAGATTGACAACGAGCGTAGCTCTGAGGAAAAACTATGGGATATGAACTACTTACTAAAGCATGTATCCATCAAAACGTCTTTAATACAGTTGCTACGCTTCTTAATACCTGCAAGCCAAGTGGATGGACTGTGGTTTCAGCATTCCCAGAACAAGATCCTGCATTTCCTTGCTTTGTTGTAAATCCAGCAGAAGTAAATTCAACAGCACTTTCTGTCAATAGAAACAAACAATTAAATGACATTTCAGTCATAATAGATGTTGTCGCACTGGGATGCAAGTCCAAGCGTCAGGTCGATCAAGGGATCGACAATGTTCGATGCACATTGCTATGCAATCATTCATGCCTCAGATGCTATGGCCTTTCTTTAGCAAATAATATGCTTGTAGATGGTTCTACTGACGGCATTGAAATCAATGGAAAGATCTTCAATATGCAGCAGATTCGACTCAACTTTCGAGGCCAAGTCTAATGGCGCGTGTTCAATTCAAAGTTAAGCTTGGTGGCATGAATCGCCTAAGTGGAAAAATCGTTCGCCTCCAGAATATGATGTTTCAGGAAATTCCAGCCGCTCTATCATTTCAAACTGCTAAAGCAGGAGAAAAAGCATTAGAAACATGGTTTTTAGAGCATCACCAATTTCGAGGAAATAGACTTAAACAGCTGATTTTCGTCAAGCGTTTAAGCACCAAACGAGCACAGTTAAATATTACAGGAGAAGCAGCATTATTTCAATCTCCTGGAACTCGGCAGCATTGGATTCATAAGTCAATGGTTCCTATAAAGCAATGGCTTACTGCAAAAGGAAAGCCAGTACGTAACTTTGTTAATTATCCAGTTCCTTGGAGTGACATGGGACGAGGAATTGATTTAGAGCAGATTGCTATTCAAGGGATTTTAGAACAATATCCCAAGACAGCACGAACAGTTCAAACACAAATTATCAAAACACTAGGAGGATAACAAAATGGCTTTTCCAGACGCATGGACAGAATATGCTTGGGTAACAATTGGAGTAGCAAGTGCAAGCTACATGAATTTCCAAGCAATGACAGAAACAATAGATATTGATGTAGGAGAAAAAGGCGTTGAATTTATACCTGATATAGCAGGCGGCAGAATTGCAAAATTCAATCCACAAGAGGAGACAACTATTACGCTTGAAGCGTATCCAACAGAAGCAGGCACAGCAACGACAGCAGCAGGTGCAGCTACAGGCTTCTTTGATCTCTTGTACACAAATACAACGACAACAGAACCGCAGACGATAACTTCAGATAGAACACGCTTGCGCATTAAGATGATCTTATTATGGTCAAATGATACAGCGTTGACACCAACAAGCTCAGCAGGAGTAGCAACGGCTGCATCAACAGATTCATTGCGCATGCAGTTTGCTGACGGATATATCACGAGTGTGAAACCAAGTTTCACCGATGGCATTGTCAAATTTGCTATCGAAGCAAAGTTTCCTGCATTCAATAAAACAGGAACAGGCAAGCTTGTTTTTGAATCAGCAAACCAGACAGCTTTAGCAAGCGTAGCAGCATACACATAAGATGGAAACACCACAAGAACAGATTGTTACTAGGATCACGAGAAAAGTTCCAGACTTCACGATTAGTCGGCTGCCACAGCCGACGAAAGAGAAGTTCATCAAGCTGTCAGAAGAAGAGTTCTGCTCAGATTATGGAATGACTCTCTGTTTTCTTTTTAACTATTGGGAACAGGGAAGCAAGTTTGATTATCTGCTGCAACGCATGGAACAATTAGAATTATTCCTTTCGCAGCCAAGTGAACAGAAGAAGAAACCAAAGTTTCTTATGAAGGAGGAAAAACCATGAGCAAGCTCAGCCAACTAGCAGGCAAGCCACAAAAATATCTCTTTGGAGAGATTGAACTCGAAATAAAGCCTCTCGCCGTGAGAGATATTGATTTGTTTGTTCGTATAAGCTCAAAAGATGAGAAAAAGCAAGCAGAAGCTATGCATGATCTCATTTTTTCAACGCTCAAGGCAGCAGTGCCCGATGCAACGAATGAAGAAATAGACAACATTAGCGCATCACATATTGAGACTATTATGTCAGCAATCATGGAGGTTAATGCACAGGGAAATACAAAAAAGCAACAATTCCTTGAACGCATCAAGAATGCATCCTCTGGAACAGATTAAGGGCAGAGTACTTGGAACACATGAGGACGAAGCTCTTGCAAAAGAGATTATTTGGACGATGAAAATGGGCAACATTCCTTATCAAGACATGATGAGCATGCCTATCCCAGCATTCTTCGAAGTACGCAATACACTTTTGAAAATGTTAAAGCAAGAAAATAGAAAGAAGAGGTTGTAATGCCAACGTTACCAACAATTTTTGTTCCTATAGAAATGCTTTTTGGTAAAAGCAAATCAGAATTAGACAGAGTTGGAAAAGCGACTGCACGATTTCGTGGTGAACTTCTTTCTATGTTCTTCATTGGAAGGCAAGTAGTTTCTTTCTTTTCAGAATATGTTGGATTTGCAAAGCAAATCAGCGGTGAGAATGAAGTCTTAACGACTTCAATTGGAGCAGCAGTTGCAGAATTCAGAGAGTTCTTAGGGCTTGACAAAGTTGCAGAATTTTTTAGTGATCTTGCAGACACTAATCCTTTGCTTGTTGGAGGATTTGTTCAATTAGCAACATGGGCTGGAGTTCTCTTAGGTGTCTTAGCTCAAATAGGCCTTATTATGGAACATTTCCCAGCAATTTGGGAGGGCATATCAAGAGCAGCACCGATTGTTGGAAGAATTTTTTCAGTTCTCGCTGGTGTTTTTATGCTCATCAAAGGTGTCTATGGATTCTTTGTAGATATGGCAACGCCTGTTACTATTATCAAAAATACACTTCTTATTATTGGTGGCATTGCTGCATTGGTCTTTGCAGTATTTGGTGGATGGATTCCAGCAGTTATTGCAATTGGTGCTGGTATCATTTCTTGGGCAACAAAATTTCAACCAGTAAAAGATGCCATTATGTGGATATGGGGAAAACTTAAAGATATTGGAGACATTTTTGCAAATCTTGTTACAGGAAATTTTGTTGGTATAAAAGCTGCTTTTAAGCGTCTTTTTGGTTTAGCTGAAGGTGGTATTGTTACTCGACCTACTGCTGCACTCATTGGTGAACGAGGCCCTGAAGCAGTTATTCCACTCAATCGCTTGGCAAACTTTGCTCCAAACGTAACTATTCATGCAAATGTTTCAAACAACATTGACATGAGACGCTTGGCAGACCAGCTTTCAACAGTCTACCAGCAGCAGCTCTTAGGCCTTGGCTTAGGAAGGAGGATCGGATAATGGCATACGCGCAGACAAATATTACATTCACGAAGACCATTGGTGGTTCTTCACGAGCAGTAACGATATACACAACAGACATCACAGAAGATTATGGCAACGATCTTTTCTTTGTAGAACCAGGAAAAGGACAATCCAGCCAGGGTGCAACAGGAGAATTCAGCTCAGCGAAAACAAAGATCCTTGATCGCCTGAGAGTAAGGCATTCTATTGAAATTACAGGGCATTTAAAGTATAATGATACTGACACGGCAGAGTTTCAAGCAAATCTTCTTCGTCAAATGGTTCTTCATGGTTCTTTAGGAACACGCCCTATCAGCGTTTCTGGTTTTCAAAGAATCAATGCATCAGGAACATTGCAGACATTTTCAATGGATGGAATTATCACAAAACTTTCAACATCAAAAAAGCCGCAGGATTTGTCCGATGACAATGATGAAATCATTGAAGTAAAACTCCAATTCGTAGAAGGCGGAGCTGGAGAGAACAATAGATTCTTGCGCAATAGAGATATGAGGTCATAATGGCTGGTCCGTATGGTCAAATTGAGGAATTAACACTCTATATCCAAAAGGCAAGTGATAATTCTGAAAAACAGTTCACTGATATCATGGGCGAGTATGACATTGATTTAACGCTCGACAAGTCGCCAATATTTACGATTAACATGGCTGGCTTGGAAGAAGCAGACAAGGCCTATATTGACACGAATAATCTCGTCTTTGCTTTTTCAGGCATGAAGCTTATGTTTGTTGGGCGCATTCAACAAATCAATTATGGCAATGACCAAGAGGTAACTCTTATAGGAGAAGAACTTGGTGTTGCAAAATTGCTTGATCGAACTACAGGCGTGCTTCGTTTCCAGAATATTGACACATGTGCCATTAATTCGTGCCTTCTTTGCACAGGAGGATCTAATATCATTTCTATGGGGACCAATACCAACTTTGGTAAAATCTCTTTCAGAAATGAAAATGACTCTGCTGGCGTTGGCCTCAGCAAAGTAGCCAGTGGCGTGAGCTATGATTGGTGGACAAGCTATGGAAATTCTACCTGCCAATGTTCAACAGGCCCAGGATTTAAAACAATCACGGATGGCAATACCACAAATGGATGGGTTGCTCTTCTTGCATGCGATGTGGGTATTGATACAGGCAATAAAAAAGAAGGATATTCTTCTGTGACTATGGGCGGAACTTCGGCAACATTTCTTATTTATACCTATACAATACCTCAAGCAAACACAGTTGTTCCTTACAATCAATTTCAATGGTGGATGTATGTGGACAATATTGCATGTTTCACAACAAATGTTGCTCGCGTATGCTTGTATAAGGCAGCAGATAATGAAGGATATTTTGTTGATCTTGCATGTTCAGGATTCTCCAATGGTTGGAATAATATTTGTGCACTGAAGTCTAATTTTACAGCCTCTGGAGCAGCTTCTTGGGATTGCATTGACACGATGCGAGTCATTTGGTCGCCTTGTGCAAATTGTGCTATTTGCCTTGGGTGCCTCAAGATGGATTATTTTGTCAATTATGAATACTGCACGCAGTATTACAACACTGACACAGCACGAGGATCAGCTACTACAATTATCAATTGTGCTGAAGCAACAACCTGTTGGTCAGCAATTTGCGTAGGAGATAGTGTAGCTGCTACAGCATTGCCTGCTCCAAAATGTGGAACAAATTCTATTACTTTCGTCAAAGCGCAAACATCAAGTGCAGTCAGTGAATATCAATTATGTTGCACAGCAACATGTAATTTTATTGATCGTTCTCTTGGATTTTGGTTTTATCTCGATTGTACAACATGCACAAGTATTCACACAACAGCTCCATTAAAATATCGTGTCAGCTCTGATAACTTTACAGGATACAAAGAATGGACCTGGGATTGCAAAGATCTCATGTGTGGATGGAACTTATTGCTTGTTGATGAACAATTTCCAGAAAATGTCACGAGCATGTCTACTGTAAATGACAAAGCAATTGACAGAATGCGTTGGCTTATCACGACATGTGCAGCTGGCTGCACTATTGCTGCATGCAATATCATGGTTGATCATGTTGTTCATACAAGGTATGGATTCTCTTTGGGCAGCAAATTCTCGAATGCTCTAGGAATTTCTAACCAGAAAGACAATGATTCTCTTGCAAATAAAGTAATTATTCTCGGTTCTGGTGATGGCAATAACCAAATCTGTTCAATTTCTTTGGGAGCAACGCTACGAAGAAGTTGTCTCTGCAATGGAGAATCAAGCCTCTGCGAAAATATTACAGCAACTGCAACAGCCATTGGACTTTTTGACACGACAGGATATCCTGCGACAGGATGCGTTTGCATCGACGCTGAATGCGCAAGCTATGGATCAAAAACAGCTACTTGTTTATGCAGTGTTACACGAGGATTAAATAGCACTTGCTGCCTTTGTCACACGTGTCTTTCATCAGCTCTTGCATTGAATTGCCTTGAAGTCTTCTGCGGAGCTTGCTTTGCAGCAGGTCCAAGTTGTGTTTGCATAGGAAGAGAAACAGTATGCTACACAAGTATTTCTACTAACTTTCTTGTTTTAAGCACTACTGTTGCTCGTGGTGTTGGAAGCACATGCAAATATGCGCATGGAAAATGCATTGAAGTCTATGATTCTACGTTTACATGCACATCATGCCAAGCAGGAAGCTCAATCGCGTGCTTCGGGCTGCATGAGATAGCTATTACATGCCCTGGTATCCTTGATCAAAATTTAGCAGATAGAACAGCACAAGTCTATATGCTCAATCGATGCAGTCCTCCTCAAAGGATTATTTTAGAGCCAAGCAATTTTGATTTCCTTACTCGTGTTGATTTAGGAGATGCAGTTATCGTTGACGATCAAAGCTCATGCACGCAAGGAACTTTTAGAGTTGTTCGCATTCGAGCAATGAATGACCAAGAAAATGGACAGAAATATCAAGTTGAGCTTTCAAACAAGCGCATTGAGATTGTTGAAGAGCTTCAGCGAAGATCTTGCCAGATTAACGAAAATCTGCAATATATGCAGGGTGCGACAAATATCTATCAGCTTCAAGCTGATGACAATGTTGACCAAGGATTTGGAACGGTTCTCAAGTATTACCTTCCAGCAGATGTCAAGGGAATTAATGCTTCATGCCTCAGCTATGATGTTTCTGGTTATCGAACCTATAGCCAGACAACAGGCAGTTGTCCTGATGGCACAATAACGTATGTAGCTTTATCGCAAGACGTTGAAAACACAAGCGTGACTGGATGTATTTGCACCGCAGTTGTGTTTACTCCTGTAGGCGATGTTTGTTGTCATGGAACATTTCAAGATAACATCTGGATGATGAGTTATGGAAACAATCATGGTTCAAGCCAAGCCTATTGCTTTCAAATATGTGATGTGACTGGTGCAGCTAATATCATGGCACCAACAACATGTACACTAGCAAATAATGCTATTGCTTTGATTGTATGCAGAGACACAACAAACAGAGCTGGACGATGTGTTCGTTTTATTGCATGTTGTGCTTTTATTAATGATGAACGCTATGTTGCACACCAATTACGAACAACGCATTGTCATAACACGTGCTTTGGCATCTTAGACACTGGAAGCACTATCTGTTGCGTCACCTTGTTTGCCAATGGAACTGATTGCACAGCTTGCTATGGCACCTTAAGCACAACCCAGCAGAATGATATTAATTTATTATGCATTCCTCAATTGCAAACACGAGGCCAATGGCATTGCGTTGAAATCCGTCCCGGCCCAACAGGTCAGACCGCAGGATGTGGTCGAGGAAGAATCAGAACTAATTTATACCAGAAGGTCTACATAGAGAGCTGCACATGAGCCTCGAACAAGCACAAGAACATCTTAAAGACATGGGAAAAGGAACAGCTACTATAAAGAGACGATCTGCTGTTTTTGACACTGGCAGAGTCTATGTGTATTACAACACAGAAAATCCTACGGATGAAATCTCATTCACATTTGACATGGAAACGCTCAAAAAAGAATTAGGAGAACATCTCCATGATGCCATGATTCTTGAACATATAGAATCTTTGTCACAAGAAGAGCTAGACAAGCTAATTGATAAAAAGATTCATATAGGCAAAGGGATCATGACAAGCATTGTTTCGCAAGAAGATCCAGAGTTTTTTTCTCATCAGTCTATTAAAGGGAAAGTGCCAACGTGAAGCTTTACGAAGTCTCAAACCAATGTGATGTTGCTCGATCACTCTCGGAGGTTATTGCCAAGCAACCTGTACCATGAGCAAGCTTTACGAAGTATCTAATCAATGTGTTGGAGTCAAAGTCTTTAATGAGTTTGACGTTGCTGGAAGCGGATGCTTTTGTGCTAATTGTTTCACCAATGGCTCGACTGATCCCATGACTCCTGCTTCAGGATACATTGCACTCTATGCAAAAAATCAATCCATGTTTATCAAAGATGCTTTAGGAAACGTAACAGACCTTGCTGGCGGTGGTGGTGGTTCACGATGGTTGCTTGGACCAACAGGCTATATTTGTCCGTGCAACGCATGTGGAATACGTGTCCCTTATATTTGTACTCCTCTTATTGAAGGACTTGCAACAGGACTATGCACATGTGTTACTGGCGGAGATATGATTTTTGATGTAAGTCAAGGTGGTGTTGCCCGATGCATTATTTTATGCAATAGCGGCGGTGCTGGAGATTTAACTGTTTGTCTTCTTGGTGGAGCTGGTGGAAATGGCTCATTTCGCATGACTGGAACGGGTACTTTTGGTTGTGTTATTGCAACAAGCACAGGAGATGGCTTATGCACTTGTGGTAATGTTTGTGCTTTTGATACGGTTACAGCAACAGTGAAAGGAAGATTTGGTGCTGGTGCTGGATGCATTATCATTTGTGGAACTGGTTGTTGCTTTCGAATCAATAATATCCTTAAGGCAGCAACAATTCAGTACGATCCAGAGCACTACGCAGTGCTCAAAGTAGAAGAAAGCCCTGATGTATGGTTCCATGATCGTGGCTCTGATTGCCTTTGTTATCATTGCAAGGAAATTCCATTGGATTCTATTTATAGAAAAGTAACTGAGCCTGAATATCTCGTTCAAGTAACGCCTATGGGAAATGCTCATCTTTTTGTAGCTGAGAAAAAACCAGAAAGCTTTATCGTGTGCAGCGACCAAGATGTTTCATTTGATTGGCAAGTGAGTGCGATTAGGAAAGGATACAAAAACTTTAGATGGATTCACGATCATCCGCTTCAGCAAGATGACATGAACACTCTTGAGGTTTATGAAGGAGCACAATGCGCACCAGCATCATAATACCTGTGTACAATAATTTTGAGTACACGGAACAACTCATCGAGAGCATTGAAAAGCATACCAAAGGATATGATTTTGTTATTGTCAATGATGGAAGCACTGATGAAACAAAAGAATGGCTTTATGAGTCTTCCATGTACTTTGTCCAGCATGAAAAGAATGAAGGATTTACAAAATCTGTTAATGACGGCCTTCGCCATGCCTTGAAAGTTTTTCCTCAGAATGAATACCTTTGCGTCATGAACAATGACATTCTTGTA